TTCCCAGTAATACCCGTAAATAAAAAAAAAAAAAATAAATATTTATATATTTATTTTTTTTACAAGCGGGTGGGGTTTTTTAAAAACCCCACCCGCTTGTTAATTAAATTACATAAACCCCCTTCTTGGTTAGGGTTGTTTTTATGTAATTTTTCTTTCTTACTTTCGGGGTAGTAATTCTTACCAACCCCACCCCCTGCTTTCTGTTTTTTTGCGTAGCGCAACGCAGTCGCGTAAAGCACAACGCGGTTGCGTTGCAAAAGCTTTAAGACGTAAGCACCGTCAACGGGTGCTTGGCGTTACGAAACCACAAAGCGTTGCGCAAAGCACCATACACCACACCCCACCCGCTTACGAGAAAAAAAACAACGTGGTTTAAGCCCAATTCGTAGAAGCCCCGTAATTGCGCTACGTTGGCTTTACAGCGTTGAAATATGCCACCTAAGGCTTCCACCCTTAAAAGCACCATCAAACGCTGTAAAAGCCTGCTGAACCGATTAATGTAGCAAATGGCTTTTTAGCGTTGATGACTTTTTAAGCGTCGTTTGATTTTTTTTTTGGAAACTGGTAATTTTTGTGGAACAAAATCGCGAAACTTGGTGTATAATAAAGCGTAGAACCGAAGCGGAAAAACCGACAGCAAAGGAGAAATGGCTTATGCGTTGGATAATCGTTGACACCACATACAAAGAACATTTGCGCAGGCTGAGAAAAAACAGAGACGACGTCATGCGCTTTGTGGCTAAGACACGCGACGGCGAAGAGGTAGTAGTTGCACCGCCGTTAGAAGCCATGCGTTTGATTTCCAGTGGCGAAATTGACGTCATGTCTGAAGCCGTTTGGCGGGTTTTTTCGCCTGACCTGTGGTGCTTAGTTCAAAAGCTGCTTTTCTATTTGTTAGACGACGTTTTGTTTATCGTTACCACGAACGACCTGATGGTTGTTCACCCACAAAACGTCATTGAAGACTACCCAAACAATTGGCTTCTTAGCTACGACAAAAACGTCAAAATCATCTACAAGGGGGCGGATTACAAATGAAACGAGTAAAAATCACCAGAGACGCAGTGCTTAGCAACCCAAGCGGTTACGTTCGTTTTCTACAGGCTTTGCCTTTCGTTCGCACCGTTTTTCGTTGCGCTAACAAAGAACCGCTGTTTTCCAACTGGGCAACGGAAAGCGACAACGAAGCCCTTATGGTGGAACACCTACGCAACGGCGGACAGCTTGGTGTTTCTTTGAAATCGGGTTGGGTCGTTGTAGACATAGACAGCAACGCCGACCCTGAGAGGCTGTCAAAGGTGTATCCGTTTGTCTTCAAGACCGTTCGCGGTTGTCATCTTGTTTTCCGACAGCCCAACTGGGCTAACCTCAAGTGCGAAACGAAGGTAGAGACCGTTAGCGGTTACTTGGTAGACTACAAAGTGTTGCGACCCAACCGCAAAGGCGTTTACATCGTTGCACCCTGCACCGAAGACGGACGCGACTTTGCTTACGCACCCAAAGAAGAAGCCGACGTTCCTTTGCTTCCGTTGGAGTTTTATTTACGGAAGCACCACGAGTTTCCCGTCAACGAAGGCGAACGCAACAACACGCTGTTCCGCATTATGCGTCAGTGCAGGTTGTTCATGAAGGAACACCCTGAGGTAACAGAAAACGAATATCGCGGTTGCGGGTTTCGTTTGAACAAACTGTTACCAGAACCGTTACCAGAGGACGAAATAGAAAACTTAGTAACAAACGCCATGACCTTACCAGACGAAGACGGCTTTGAGGAAACGCTAAAGCTATTGGAGACCGTTACTCCAGAAGAAAAACAGAACCCTTTTTTGAACATCAGGTCGTTGAACGAAATCAACGGCACTTCACGACCTTACTTTTGGGAAGGCGTCTGCAGAAAAGGCGACGTGGTTCTTCTCAGTGGCGCACCTAAGTCAGGCAAAAGCACCTTTGTGCGAAGCGTTGCGCTTTCCACTGTGAACGAAACGAACTGGTTCGGTAACATCCGAAGCGGAACGGTGCTTTGGTATGCCTTTGAAGAATACGCCGTTGACATTCGCGATATGGTCATGGTGGCTTCTGAGAGATACGGTTTGAAAACCGACGGCGTTTACGTTGTGGAAGCCAACCCAACCGAAAGCAACGACCCCGTTAGCGACTTCGTTGAAGCGTTGCGACTGCACTGTCAAAAAGTAAATCCCGCTTTGGTCATTGTGGACACCGTCGGACGCTTAATGAACGGCGTAGACATCAACGATTACATCAGCGTCGGCAGGTTCATTGAAGCCATTCGTTTCGCCGTTCGGGACATTCCTTCTCAGCCTGTTGTTTTGCTGGTTCATCATACCAACAAATCACTGGAACGCACCCCGCTTGGTTCACAGGCGTTTCAGGGTTCCTGTGACGTTTTGATTACACTGGAACGTTCGCAGAATGAAACCTCGTTTAGTGCTATCGGGAGAGGAACACATCCCAAATACATGGAAAAAACGCCGTTGTATTTTGACATGGGCGTTCTTCGTAAAGAGAACGCCGTTCCGCAGGGCGTTACTACGTTGGTTCGTTTGATACACGAACGAAGGCTGAACGACGCCGAACAAATCATGAACTACGGTAAAGGCGCATTCAGGTCGGACATACGGCGAATGTTCCGCATGGGTCTGTTATACGAAGACGGCGACAAAATATACACCAACAGCAACCATCGGCTACTGGAGAAGTATTTGGGCGAACCAAATGACAACGTCATGGAAGCCCTTAGCGTTTTTGAAGCCACAGCCGAAGAGGTCGCAGTTGGCGAAACCAGAAAAACTGTGGTAGAATACCCAACAGAGGCTTCGGCTAACTTAGAAGAACAGAAACCGTTGGCAGCCGTTGCTGTTTTAGAACCGAACGAAACGGAAACCACAGACCAAAGGAGTTGCATACAGATGGAAGGAGAAGAAGACGACATGATGCTGAAACAACTCAAAGAACGCGGATGGGTCTTTCTTGAAGACGTAGACCCGTTCTGCGATGACACGTATTACAAAACAGAAGACCATGCGTTCATGTCTTCAAAAACGCCTGAAGAAGCCCTAGAGAAACTCAAAACCGAAGAACGCGACCCTTACTTAGTGGAAGTGTTGAACATGGCTTACACAGCGTTCAAGCAACCGCTAAGAGGCGAACTGTTTGACGTCAACTGGGGCGCACCTGTTGCGTTTCTGCCGACGTTTGTTGGCGGAAAACCGCGTTGGGTTGTGTTCTTAGCACCGCCCTATGCTGACTTAACGCCGTTGTTATCGGCAGGCAGACATGCCGTCAGGCTGAACAGACCTTTCTTCTTGGAACCGAACCATGCTGAAACCTGAACAGAAAGACAAACTGATACAGTGGTTTTCCGAAGGACGCAGTGCAGAATACATCATCAATCAGATGCGTTTGGAAGGCGTGTTTCTAACGCCTTCCGACGTCCTTCGGTTGTATGACCAGCATAACGAACAGGTAGAAGCCACTTTGCGATACGTCAACAGAGTAAGCTGGTCGCATTTATTGAACCGAACGCTTTCTGTTTTAGACGTCATACAGGACAACCTTAATCCGAAGCGACCCGACGCCGTCGTAACGGCATTGAGGCTGATAGCCGAAATACTCAAACTGCGAATGACGTCGGAAGAAGAACGCAAACGCATGGAAGAGGACATCGCTTTGCGTTTGCGTATGTTAGAAGAACGCGGAGAAGAGATAGCGGAGTTACAGAGAATGGGAATAGTCAGGTTCAGGGAGATGGAGATAGCCAATGAGTGAAAAATCGCCACCAGTCGTCAGCGTGTCTGATATCACCAAAAAGCCTTATCTTTTCGTTATTCCGCCGAACGAAAAGATTTTGGCGTTTTGGAAAAGCCCAGCAAAGTATAAAGTGTTGCTTGGCGGAAACCGTAGCGGAAAAACGGAAAACTGTGCCATTGAAGTCATTTGGCATTTGCTGGGCGAACATCCGTTTTTGAAGGTTCCCGAACCGCCTGTTCGTTGGCGCATACATTTGGTAAACTACACCAAGATGAAAGAGGTGATAGAAGAAAAGTTTGCCAAATATTTGCCGACGTCCTGTTTATGGGGCAACACTTGGCGCAGTGCTTACAACCAGCGATATAATTATCTCAGGCTGAAGAACGGTTCTATTGTAACGTTCACCACGCAAAGGCACAGCATCCGCGAACTAGAGGGTGCTTCGCTACATGGGGTTTGGATTGACGAAGAGTGCCCAGAAGACCAGTTTAGGGCGATGCGGTTCCGTCTGCTGGACACTAACGGAAAAATGTTGGTTTCGGCAACGCCGTTAGACGGCATCACTTGGCTTTACGAACTGTTAGAACGAAGCAAAGAAGACCCTAACTATTTCGTTCAGCAGGTTTCTGTGTATGAAAACAAATACATTGACAAAGACGTCGTTGCCGACCTTGAAAAAGTGGTTACCGAACAGGAAAAAGACATTCGGTTATACGGCAAAATGCTTAATCAGTCTAGGCGTGTTTACAGCGGGTTTGACGAAACACGACACATTGTAGACATCACCGCTTTTCCACCGCCGAACGTTTTGTGGGCTGTCGGTTTAGACTGGGGTTGGCGACACAACAGCGCATTGGTGTATGCTTGTAAACTGGACGACGTCATTTACGTTCTTGACGAGTTTGTGATGAAAGGCGTTCCTTTGGGCGGACTTGGCGAAGAAATCGTTTCGTGGTGTTTGGATGCAGGTATTCCGCCGACGCGGATGCGGGTTATTTATGACGCACAGCTGAAAGCCGTTGACACCAACGGACAGCCCATGATACGTGTAGTGAACGCAACCAACCCGCTTAGGCTTATTCCTTCCACGAAACGAGAGGACAGCATAGCGGTTATCAACGAACTGTTCAGACGCGACAGAATATACATCAGCCAACAATGCACACGGCTAATAGAAGCACTGAAGCACTTTTACTATAGAAACAGCGTTAAATCAATGACAGAAGACGAACACAAAGACGTGTGCGACGCTTTTAGATACGTAGTGTATTATTTACGCATGATTGATTTTGACGATTTTGGGGACGAAGAAAACGACTTTATCGGTTCGCCTTCGGGTATAACAAAAATCATGGACGCTATTTTAGAACGGCGCACTGGAAACAAAGGCAACCCGTATTTAAGAAAGAGGTGATAATCATGTTTTTGAAACCCGAAGATTTATTCAAAGGACAGCAGATAACGCGAAAAATCACTGCTGTGGTGTTACACTATTCGGCAGTGGCTGGAAAGAAAACAGCAGAAGAGGTGAAGAAGCAGATAGAAGCCATTCGTCAAAGCCACAAGCAACGCGGATGGAAGGACATTGGTTATCACATCGGCGTTGACCTGTTGGGTAGGTATTGGTTGTTGCGTCCTTTAAACGAAGTAGGGTCTCACGCCAAAGGTTACAACTCTAACAGCATTGGCGTTGTGATGTTGGCGGACGCAGAACAGCTACAGTCTGCGCCGTTGTTAGAGGAAGCCGTGTTGCGTCTGTTTGGTTTTCTTTCTGTTAGGCTAAGAAACCCTGCTTTCTTTTTACACAAGCAGTTAAACCCAACGGAGTGTCCGCCTATACGCAAAGAGTTTGAAAACCGTTTGAGAACGCTTGGCTATTTGAGTGGTGGTGGTGTCAATGGAACGTAAAGAGATTGTGGATTTGTATCAGAACTACGTCATGGCGTATTCGCAACGGAACGACCTTATACGCCAATACCGAAAACAGGCGTATGCGGAAAGGTTCCAACGCGAACCTGCTGTAGAAGGTGGAAGCAACCTTCAGCTTCCGTTAACTCGTTGGATTTTGGACGTCATTTTGGAGAGGCTGTTTCTTTCCCTTTTCGGAACGCAGGATTTCGTTCGTGTTGTTCCCAAGTCCTTAGACGACGCCGACTTAGCGGAGGGTTTGGGTAAGATAATCAATCATTACGTTTACCCAGAGGCTTGTTATTCGGCTTTAAGCGACGCTTTGTTGCTTGGCGAAGGCGTTTTAAGGTTGGGCATTGAAATCTATGAAGAACGTTGGGGCAAAAAGAACAAGCGAAAACGTCCGTTTTGGGAATGGCTTCCTTTGGAGAACGTTTATTTCTTTTCGCCGTTACAGGACAGCCCAGAGAAACGCGGTGTTTTTTGGGTTCATTACGTGAAAAAGAAAACCGTTGCAGAGAACTTTGATGTTGACATAAAGAGTGTTCCTGAGACCCAAGAGACGCCGTTCTTTTTGCCAACGTCTGTAGAGGAGATGTTACCTGTCAGCATGTTCGCAGGCGAAGCGGAGGCTTTGACGAAGGTGGCTGAGTTTTACATTCCTGACGAAGAGTTGGGTTATCGGCATGTGGTTTACCTTCCTGACGCCGATTTGTTTCTTACTGATGAAAAATCCGTTTTGCCTTTTGACGGCGCACCGTTGTTCTTATTGCGTTTGTTCCCCTTTGGTAGCGGGGGCTTAGGTGCTTTACTTTCGCCGATAGAAGAAGAACTGACGGTGTATCACAACCAGAAAGTAGATGCTAACACCTTTAGGCTGATGCCTATCTATCGTGTTGTTTCCACGTCGCCTGCGCTGAGAGACAAAGAAAACTGGACTGCTGGTAAGAAAATCGTTGTGGACAGCCCAGACGACGTAACGCCTTTGCCTGTTCAGGAACTGGTAACCAGCGACCGCGACGAAAACTTTTTGTGGGAGTTAGCCAAGCTGGTGAGTGGCGTCAACGAACTGATGAGTGGAGTGCCTTCCGTGAGAGGCGACAACACCGCTTACGAAGTGGAGGTCGCGATGGCGGAAGGCAGTGTGCGTTTCAGAAGGTTCATTGTGTTTGTAGCGCAATGGATACGCAGGTTAATTCAGCATGAGTTGTTGCTTCTTCAGTTGATGGGAGACGAAGAGGAAATCGCACAGATTTGCTACCCCAAGCCAAATCCGTTACAGTTGATAGAACCTCTTGACATTCTTCACAGGTTTGTGTATAATTTTAATACGGTGCTGACCAACAGGCAGATGGAGATACAGAAGTGGATTTTGTTAAGAAACCTGTTAGCGCAGGAACCTTTGTTTGCAGAGAACCGTCAAGCGCAATGGTATCTGCTGAGACAGATACTAACGGCGTTTGATGTAGATTATCGGTTAATCATCGGGGAGAAACCAGAAGAACAGTCCCCGATAAATATACAAAGGCTAATCCAAACTTTACAAGGGGGTATGACTAATGCTGGACAGGTTTAAACAGCTTCTTGGAATAAGCGAAGCGTCTGAAGAAGACAACGCCGAACAGAAGCCAAAGAACGAAAAAGAAGAGGCAGACGCTGACGAAGTCGCAGGAAAAACATACGAGGACATCATTGCGGAGTTGGTTCAGCAGTCGGTAGAAGAAGCCAAGAAAGAAGAAGAAAAATACCGTGAGTTGACGCAGAAGATGTCCGAAGCCTCTGTGGAACCCGAAGCCAAACCACAAGAAGAGACCAAGCTTGAACTTGACGAAAACGCTACGGTCAACGACCTATTGAATGTTGTTTTAAAGGAAGTTGACCGAAAAATCAGAGAGGCTTTGGCGAACATTCCGCAGACGGGTTTAGTGGAAAGCATTGTGAGGGAAAACCCTTCTCTCAAGTCCGTTCAGGACGACGCTATGAAGATTGCGGAAAGGCTTCCTACCGAACTGCGCAAACGCGAAACCGTAGAGATGCTGATGTGGGCGTTGAAGGGTATGAAAGCCGAAGCGGAGAAGCGTTCTGTGCTTACCGAAGTGATGGAAAGCATCGTAGGCGAACGACGCAGAGAAAGCAACTTTGTGCCGTTGCCTTACTCTTCTGCCGAAATTGAGGGTTTAGCGAACAAACTCAAGTTAGACCCTAACAGTTTGAAAAAGCGACTTGTCAAAGAGTTTGCGAAGGGGGGTAGAGTGAGTTATGAAGAAGACTAACACGACAGCCGAAACGACAGCCGTTGCTATTGAAGAAAGCCCTGCAGTGGAACCAGAGACCAGCAACGTTTCTTCTTCGGTTTCTACTGTGGAAGCAAACGAACAGACCCTTTTTGATTTAATCGGGAAAAGCCCATTGAACCCCAAAGACCCAGACGACGGCTGGAGTTACTATTGGGGAGACGCCAACGATTACACTGGAAGCATTAGCAGGCTGAAAATGCGTGGTTACGAAGCCGTTCGTGTCGGTTCAGACGCCGAAATACCGACTTACGGCGGAGAACGAAGACCCGACGGCACTGTAGTTTACGGCAATTTAATTCTCATGAAACGACCGAAGGAGTTCTCTGACAAAGAGTTAGAAGCCAAACGGCGACAATATAAGCGATTGGCTAACCAAAAAATAGAAGAAGCTGAAGAGGACATGAAGAGAGAAGGTGCTGAACATCAGCCTAACCGACGCACCTTCTACTTCGCCGAAAATCCTTTAGCAAAGTAAGGGGGTGAAAAGAGATGTCTGTGTATCCTGCGGATTTTTCTGAAGTGAGACGCATGACGCTTAGTCTTGGAACGTTTCCCGAAGGCGCACTGAGGGCGGGAATGCTGTTCAGGTTAGACGCCACGAACGGCGGAGTAGCACCCGTTTTCGGCACAGGTGCAACCCGACCCACTACCGACGTGTTAAGTAACGTGAACAACCTTTACGGTGTTTCGCTGAACGGCGCAGAGGAAGCCAACGACCCCGTAGCGACGGGGCTTCCCGATTATGCAGGTCAGGCACATGTGAAGCGGGTTTCTGTTGCCGTTTGCGTTCCGCACAGGGAAATCGTTGTTTTTCCGATTAACAAAACCACTGGAGAGATTGATTACACCCAAGCTGTTGCTTCCAATATCGGTAGACCCGTTGGTATTTATTACAGAAACGTTTCCGTTACCGTTGGTGGAACCAACTATTGGGTGCATGTTGGCGGAACGGTAGGTGGAAGCGAAACAAGCGGGTATGTGGTTGGTATTACGCGGGACAGGCGTTTGATTGTGCGCATTGTTCGTAGCAAATGGGCAGAGTTAGCGTAATAGCGGAGGTGTGATGAGTATGTCATTTCTCAACATTGAACAAGTAGCACCCCGTGTATTGACAGGAATAGGCGAAACCGTTAACGTAGACGACTTCAACATCGTAACGGGTATTGGAAAATACAGAGGCTGTTTCGTTCGTATGCGCAAACGAAGTGGAGACGACACGAACCTGCCTTTTGATACCCTCTTTTTGGCTAACGGTGCGGGTTGGCGACCTACCGAAACGGCGGGTGGTTTCAGCTACAGCAACAAGCCGTTTGGCATTATCGGCAGTTACCCAGAGAAAATCAACGAACCCGACAGCGGTGGCATTCACGGCAAACTGACCATTCATCTTTTAGGTGGCAGACAGCCTATTTATGTAGGTTTCCGTTACGTAGACAACGATTATAACATCGTTCAGCCGACAGAAAGTTTAATAGGCAGACGGCTTTACATACACGGCAAACAGGTAAACGTTGGTGGAACCAACTATATCGTTCCAGTGGCTTCGCTAACGGCTGTTACTGGTGTAGACCCGTTTTATGTAGACGACGTTCTTTTGTCGGCAACACTGGTCAACGATTTGGTCGGTTCCCAGAGAGACTTAGGTTGGGTCGTTTTGGCTTTAGACCACAACTTTATCAGCGAACCGTATTGGTATTCGTAGTTTGTTTGTTGTTGTTTTGGTTTCCGTTTGGGGTAGCCTGACGGCTACTCCAAACGTTGAAAAAATCGTCATTGTTAGGTATAATAATTACATGCGGGGGTGATATTGATAATGGCAAAGCAACCGCCTTTAGGCACAGGTGAAAGGTTTAAGCAGCTAACCGCCAAACTCAGGCGTCGTGGCGTAGACGACCCAGAGGCTTTAGCTGCGTGGATTGGCAGAAAAAAGTATGGCAAAAAGCGTTTCCAAGAGTTAGCCCAGAAGGGTCGGAAACGCTAAAATAGGGGGTGAAGATTTATGATAACAAGCGGACAGCTTAACTTGTTGCGTGTGGGTCTTACTGAAATCTTAATGCGTGAGTTTCAGAAGCCCAACATTTACGGTCGCATTTACGAGGTAGAAACATCGGACAAAGAATACGAGGAGTATCAGCACATTGTCGGTTTGCCTTCGCTTCCTGAATGGGACAGCGACGGCGCAGAGTTGCCGTTTGTAACGGCTTCTAACGGTTACAAAGTGTTGTTTGTGCATAAGGATTACGGTTACGCATGGGCGATTTCAAAGCGACTGATGCGTGGAGACCAGTATCAGGTTGTAAGCGGACGCCTGACGCGAACTGCTGTTAGGGCGTCTCAGAACACCATTGAACTGTTGACCACTGCTTTTTATGCTACTAATCCGACTTGGGTGGACGGGAAGCCGTTGTTTGCGACCGACCATCCGTTTGAGGGCGGAACTTATAGCAACCGACTGAATGCTGCTTTAGACGACCTCTCTTTAGCTGAAGCCTTGAGACTGTTCCGCAGGGCTGTTGATTGGCGTGGCAACCCGATTATGATTGAACCTGCCGTTTTGATGGTTCCGCCTGAGTTGGAAGTGAGGGCAAAGGTTCTGGTAGGCAGCATGGCGTATCCGTCCGCTTCAGGTTCGCCGTTCCAAGCCAATGCGGGAACCGTTAACCCGTTTAAGGGCACTTTAGACGTCGTTGTCAATCCTTATTTGACCGACACCAACGACTGGTTCATCTTTGCGTCGCCTGAAATCGGTTCTCTGAAGTTCTTCTGGAGACAGAAGCCTGAAATCGTGACAGAAAGAGACTTCCGCACACAGGGCATTATGAATGCCATTACAATGGCGTTCAGCTTCGGTGCAGTAGACGTTCTCGGTATGGTAGGTTCCAGTGTGGCTTAGCGTTGACGGGGATGGCGGTCTAGAAAAACGATGAAAAGGGGGAACTGGTAACAATGATAGAAAGCATTTACGAATGGGATTTTTCTTGGATAAGCGTTTTAGCTGGTGCTATCGGTGGTTTCGTCAACGCCGTAGTCTCCAGCGACGCTTTTGTTCTTCCGTCTGTTAGCGGACGCAAAATCTTTTGGGCGTCGTTAAAATCCGTGATTGTTGGTGCTTTCGTTGGTTTTGTGGTAAACACACATCCTGTTTTCTCTGCCCTCATGGGCTACAGTGGAACAGATGTGTTGCACATGGTGGAACGCAAAATCAGAAAGAAACTAAGCGTCGGCGAAGCGGAGACTGACACCTATGCTTGAACGTCTTTTCAAAAAGCACCTTCGCAAATGGTTAGAAGAGAGGGCTTTACGGTTACCCGTGTCGGAACGAAAGAAAATAGCCCAGAGGCTTCGTGTGGACGAAGAGTTAGTCCAAGCCGTTGAAGAAGCTATTGTCATTGAAGTTATTCGCAGATTAGATTTGTAACTGCCCCTGAGTTTTTCGTTTCGTTCCCCCTTTGAAGGGGGAACTTTTTTATTGTGGGTTTCGTCTAATAAACAAAACGCTTACAGAGAGAGGCTTAGTATGAAAGAGAGGACAGTTCTCAAAATACACATTAACCGTCAGTTGCCGAATGATTGGGGTTACGTTTCCGTTACAGTTGAAGAAGGGATATACGAAGACGACCGAAGAGTTCCGCTTGTTTACACCTTCATTTGCAAAAACCTAGAAGAAGCAAAGGCTTTGCGTAACGAGATACTTTCTCGTTACCCTGACGCCATAGAAGAAATCAGACAAGAAGTGAAGGGAGACCTGTAAAAATGAAAAACGCAACCGATTACTGCGACGTCTGTTGCAGGGAAGTGCCCAAAGCAGAGAAGCGCAAAGTAGCAGGCGTGGAGATGTCTTTTTGTCCTTACCACGTCAGGCGTTTCTTTGCTTTCCATCCGTTCATTTACATTGACGGATGGACTGGAACCGATGAAGACGTCGGCGAACTGAACGATAACGTCGTAGTGGTTTCGTGTCGTTCTACGCCGTTAGACGAAGCGTTTCCTGAAGAGTATTCGGCGATGCTTAGCGTTCTGCGTCATGCTTCAAGTGCCTTATATGGCGACCGCACAGAACGACGCGGAATGATTTACATCGTATTGAACTCACCACTCACAGTGTCGGCTTGGTATGGCGGTTTGCTTCCCGACCTGTCGCGTAACTTTGTGCGTCCTGCCGTCTGGGTGAACAGTTTAGACTACACCGTTCGCATAGGCGAAGCCGTTTTAGGCATACGAAAGTTCATCAACATGCAGAAAAACGCTTTTCCGCCGACGCAGGTGTTTCAGTTTAGGGGTAAGCCCAGCCCAAAGACGATGTTGAACATGGCATGGAACCTATGGCGCAGGCAACACGAAGCGTATTTATTACGCAGAAGCCAAGCCGAAGATTAGGCACAAAACAGCAAAGGGGGTAAACGAAATGAAGTCTCTAAACAAACCTGAGGTTAACGTCACATTAAAACCAGAACGCTGTTCCGTTCATTTTAGCGACGGCACTTTGTTAACGGTTACTGTTGACGGCGCAATAAGTTTCAAAAACGCCGAAACGTCGTTTGCGTATGAACCGTCGCGTTTAAAAAAGAACCAGACCAGTCTAGAAAGCTTAGACGAAACCGTTTTTACTTCCAAAACGATAAATCTCAGGGAAGGTTTCTTTTTCAACATTCGGGTAGAAAAAACCGAAAGGCTAAGAGTAGACGTTTTCTTCTCTGAGGCAGACGAAGCTGGAACATTGGTTAGCGGTTGCTTCATCACAAAAGAAGCAACGTCTGCTAACGACTGGGCTGTGAGTTTCGTCAACAGCGACAGGTTCCTTATCAATCTGTCGGAAGTGTTGGTCACCGAATAAGCCAAACGCAACAGAAAGGGGGCAACTCCAATGCAACGACCGATGGAACTGACGCTGTTCCAAAACGACTGGGTGTTGAAGACCAACCATGTCGCTATTCGTTTCGGCAAAGACAGGGTGTTTTTTGAAGAGAACGGCGGAATAGAGATAACGGCAACGCCGTATGGTTTCGTAACAGACCCGCAGACGCTGTTGACGCAGACCTATGTGAAGAACGAAAACGAAAGCGCATGGTGGTGTCAGCTACACGAACAGCGTTTGCTTTTGCGTGTGGCGTTTCGTAGAAAGCCCTTAGGCAGGCGTTTTTACGAAATAGACGCTGTCGTTGAAAACGAAGGCAACGAAGAAGACGTTGCTTTTCGGTTGCGGTTAAAACTAAACAACAACGGCGACATTGATTACTTTTTTGTTTCCGACACACGTTTAGTTGACGATTTTCTGCGCAGGCTAATGTTGTTGCTGTTGTGGAAGCAACAGACTGTGCAGATGTCCAGTGTGTAACACACACACAATTACAGCAGAGGCGGAGACTGACGGATGCCGTCTCTGCTTTTTTTGTGTTTGTGGAAAGGCTGGAAAACCGTCGGAAGCGGGTTTTTATATTAATATAAGTGTAAGGTGCTTTACGGGTATTTATACTTGTTTTTGCCGTAAGGTCTAAAGAAGCCGTTCGTTTTGAGGCATAATAAGAATGGAAAACCAAAAACCAAAAGGGGGATACGAAAATGTTCGGACGTTTCTTCAAGCAAAAGCAAAACCAGTTAGACGCCTATGGTGTAATGTATCTGCATGTTCAGAAAGACGGTAAGCCGTTTTGCATTCTGAACATCGGGAATGCCTTATGCAGAGTGATAGGCGAAACTGGTTACGGCATTACCTTCGTTCCGAAGGAGAAACGGTTTTGCGTCTGGGGTACGCATGACTGGGACTTCGGAAACTTGGAACAGGAACAGAGACTGTTGAAACTCGAAGCGAACACCAAGCAGGCAGAAGAAGCCGAAGAAACCGAAGAAGAGTTAGCCAAACCCGATGTGTATTCTGTCGAGGAACAGAACACCCTCATTCGGGTGCTTATTTGGCGAAACTGTTCTTATGCTATAGAGTTTCACAGCAACGAGAAGCACTGCCGTGTTCAGTGGACAAAAGAGGCAGACGGCTTCGGTTTTACGGCTAACCTCTTCGGCGACCCGTCCATTATACTGGAGTTTGCCGAAGCTGCGCTAAACGCGGAACCGACGTATTCGCTTTAGCGTCTAACAGGCGAAAACCAAAAAGAAGGAGAGGACAAAATGAAAGGCTACTTGACTTTACACAAAG